GTAAATAAAGAATTTCTATGTGAACCCCGCACATAATAATATGCGTTATCAGGAACATATTCTTTATAATTTTTTCGTACAAATTGAGCCGCTTGTTCTTCTGATACTACACTACTCAACCACTCAAAAAATATGTCAATTGATTTTTGATTTATTTTTTTAGAAAGGCGTCGATTCATTATGAATTTCCTCCACCCTTGGTGCAACTTCTACGTGGCTTAAATAAACAGGGCCGGTTGCATATTTAAAAACTCTTAAGCCTGTGCCATTATTAGCGTCCTTATAACAATCAAACTTATACGGACAGTAATTACAGCTTCGATGTATTTTCATGTTCCCCTTTTTACCTTCAGGAACAGATTCGTAGCAACCTGGTGGAGGAGTAGCCAGCTTCAAAGCTTTCTTTACGCTTTGTATTTGAGCATTGATACTAGGCTTGTCAAGCTCCTCTGGGCGATACAAACACAACTCGCCACTCTCTTTATTGATTACAAGAAAGCCGCCCTCAGAAGACTTCTCAGCCTCCTCGTAGCCTGCAAGCTGTGACATATATCCGAAAGGATCATCTTCTCGTAGCCGTCCCTCACGGAACTTGTTAAACGAGAACTTAGATGCGGTCTTGATATCAACTACTTCACCATCAATCTTACAATCAATATGGCCTTTCACTCCCTTGACCGTAACTTCTTTTTGCTCATCAGTTACCTTGTGACCAGAGGCGCGGACAAGCATCAAAAGAATCTCTTCTAGGATGTGACCATAAAGAAATTTAATTTGTAATGATGGGGAGGGTGCTGACGCTTCAAGCGGTAAGTTTTGTTCATACCAAAGCTGACGGGCAGGCCGACCAATATTAGACATACGCAGAGTAAACTCTGAGTTTCTTTCAGAGGGCCTAGCCCAAGCCCGAAGGGAATCTTTGATACGATCCACAGTAAAGTCTAGATCTGCATCTGATAAATTAAATTCTTTTCCTTCAGACAACTTACTAAGCTGTCCATATATATCGTCAATTAATGTGTCAAGTTTCATTTTCTATGCCTTACGAATCGACACTTACGTGTAAGTGAATTGTAATGGAGATACTGCACACCAAGAGCTTTTTGCAGGGGCGTCTTGGCAGATAGCCTACCATCTTTATAGGACTTAACATCTATTAAAGTGATGTTACCTTCTGGGTCTAGGGCCACAATATCAACTGGCCCTGTACAGCCACAGTTTTTAAACACATGATAGCCATTGTCCCATAACCATGTGATGGCGTAATGTTCTGCTAAGTCGCCTATGCGACTAGGATCGTTAGTGGGTGTCACTCCAGTTATCTCCTATCTTGTACTCACCGTCAAGATTACAGAAAAGCTCAAGCTCTTCTCCCGCTTTACGAATAGCATCTACACCTAATTGACCGACAGCATCAGCTTGTTTTTCTAATACTTCTATTTGCCATTCGTCATGGACGTTGCAGACAAAGTGTGCGTCCAGTGTATTAAGTTTGATTGTTTGGTTCAAGTTTATCATAGCCTGCTTCATAACGATAGCCCCGGCACTTTGAAGCAGTGTGTTCAATGCGGCGTGTTCAGATCGAATATAAAGCTTGCGACCATCAAGGCCCTTCAAGAAACCTTTTGAAGCCGCTCGTCCAACTGCGTCTTTAAGATGTTTAAATGCAGGGAGATTATCGAAGAAACGCTTTCTAAGTTTCGCACCATCACGCTTGTTTCCTCCAACCACACTGCCAAGTTTTTCATCTCCTGCTCCGTATAGGAGTGCATAGATAAATGTCTTTGCCTGATTTCTTGATTCAAGCCCTGCAAGTCGTTGGTTAGTTGAGTGTATGTCTCCGTGCAGTATTTCATTTTTGAAGTCCTCGTCCTTCATATAGTGTGCAAGCATACGTAGCTCAAGACCACTGGCATCAATACCTAATAGCTTATAGCCTTCTGGTACAGTCCAACAAGCCCGACACTCTTTACCATAAGGTGCAGAAACACTAGGAACCTGTGCCATATTAGGACTGTTATGTGTCATGCGGCCTGTGATAGTTCCGTTTGGATTGACAAAGCCACGCACACGATCATCGTCATGCGCTTCCTTGAGCCATGAAGTTACTTGAGCAATACGCTTTTGAAGTAAAAGATATTCTGCGATAAGTGTGGCTTCAGGTATATCAGTGATCTTACTGAGCGTAGACTCATCTACTATTGGCTGACCCGTAGGAGTAAACCTTTGCGGCTTCCATCCAAAGTCAATTAAATACTCACCAATTTGTTTGCGTGAGCCAAGGTTGAAAGGTACTTCTTCAATACGTATTGCCTTACGCTTGGTAGCAATCTCTTCAAACTCTTCTTGAGTCAGACGGCTTTTCTTTTCTGAGCCTTCAATAAGACCCATCTTAGATAGCGCACCTGTCTTTGTAAACTGAGGTAGCAAGATGGTCTTGAGTTGCTTAGGCCTGAAGGTTTTTTGTACCTCGCGTTCTACTTCCTTGAGGCGGTCAGTCAATTCAGCAACGAGTAAAGTTGCGGCCTTGATGTCCAGAAGAAAACCACGCTCTCTTTGATCTGCAATAATCTTTAGTGTCTCGTGTTCAAGTACAACTGACTGACGGCTGAAACCACGAGACTCTGACTTAAGATTGTTAAACATTTTGGCATTCAATACCGCATCGTTACGACAGTAGTTCAACATTTCTGGAGAGTATTCTCCAAACTCTGTGTGATCTATTTTCTGTAGGCCAATACGATATCCCCAAGACTCAAGACTATGACCGCCTTCTCGTGTTGGGTTGAAGAGACGAGACAATACAAGTGTGTCTACAATTGCACGGTTCTCAGCCAGATCAATATTGTGTATCTTCTTGATGGCGGGTAGATCATAACCAATAATGTTATGACCAATTAGTTTATCGGCAGACGATAGGTGGGCCAAGCCCTGAACAATTTCTGTAGGGCCAAAAGTTTTGGTTTCGCCAGAGTCAGGATCAACTGCGGCGATACACCAGATTTTTGTCGGTTCTAAACTGTCTGCTTCAATGTCAAAGACAATGCTTTTCATAGCTCAATCTCATCTTGTTCTTCTACTTCCATAGCTATTTCACTGAGCCTACCACTATCTTTATCATAAAACAAGTGGGTGGCTAGTCCGACATCACCAGTATATCTGGACTTAAGTACACGGACTCGTGTGGTGCTGGCCTCAACAGGATCTTCTGATTGCTGGTTGCGCTCTAAAGATATCACGCAGTCTGATAACTGAGCAATACTTTGTGATCCACGTAGGTGGTTGAGTCCTGTCTCAATACCATTCTCGTGACCACGATTACCATCAATCCTTCTGAGGTGAGACACAAGTATTAGACCAACGCCTGTTTCTTCAACCAGCGTTCTGAAATTGTGCATTATAGAATCAATGTTACGGCGCTCGTCACCGTCCGTTGTCATCGACAGGAGCATATGCAAGTGGTCAAATACTATCCACTTACACTCAAGGCCCATTGCCATAAAGCGTAGTTTAGAGAACACGCTATCAACATCATTCATCCCAAGGTGGGCATGAACAAAGACACGGTTTTTATTCTCGCCATCGTAAAGTACATTGAAGAAATTATCTATCTCTTCTTCGCTGAACTCAGCCCGAACACTGTCAATGTGCAGACGAGCATTAGCCTCAATAGATAGAATACCATCAACAGTTCTACGCCAATCCTCTTCAAGAGCAATGACGCCTACCTTGTCGTTGGTATTGGTAATAAGCCAGTGTTCAAGTTCACGAGTAACACTAGACTTACCTAAGCCTGTGCCGCCCGTCAAAGTAATCAACTCGCCTTGCCGTAGGCCATCCAGCTTTTCATTAAGCCCACTCCAAGGATACGGAATAGATTCTTTGCGCTCACGCTTTTTGTAGTTTTCACGCTCTTCACTGACGTTTAGAATTCCAGACGGCGTATAAATCTTTGAAGCCCACCACGCAGTGACGTAAGCTTTGTGGTGGCCCAGCTTGAGCATCTCGTTAGGGTCTTTGAAGTCTGCCGGTAGATTAAGGATTTTAGCTTTTCCCGGCTTGATAATACGCGCAACCTTTTTTGCGGCATCTCTTCCGGGCTTGTCGTTGTCGAAAGAAATAACCACCGTATCAAACGATTCAAGGAATTCAAGATTTTCTTGGACATCCCGTGCCGCGCCCTGCGCTCCATTCTTAACAGATACAACCGGCCATTTACTCCCCAGAAGTTCGTATGCCGCCATAGCATCACACTCACCTTCAGTGATCGTAATGTATTTGCCACCCGCCTGCGCCACTTGCTGACCAAAAAGGCCAGTTCCCTTGGGTGAGCCTGACCAAGTAAATGTTTTATCTGCATTGCGAACCTTCGTAGCAACTTCTTCATTGTTAATATATGCGGGGTAATGATGTTGAATAATATTACCCTGCTCGTCTTTGACTGAACGAACACCAAATTTCTTTGCAGTTTCAAGAGAGATGGATCTGTCGGTGAGTGCGTGATAAACGCTATTGGTGAAGGGAGTATTATCATTGGATCTTTTGAAGCTATTGAAGTCTGCCACGTTGCCTCCCATTGCAGATTCGTAGTCTTTGAAAAAGGTTCCACAACTAAAACATTTTGCAGAACCGTTTGAATTTACGGAGACAGGATCACTGCCTCCGCAATTTGGACAAGGTTTTTGATAGGCCACAAAGTCGCCCATACTTATTCCTCCGTTTCATTGTCCTTTACAATCGCATCATCAACAAGAAGCTCCTGCATTTTTTGATGCAGTGCAACTGCCGCCGCTTGATTGATAGTCATATTTGTCTCAAGATCTTCAATTCTTTTTTGAACATCAGCGATCAGCATGAATGTTGCCTGACCTTCTGGAGAAATCTTTTCGACATCGTAGACTTTATCTTCGTGTGTGTATCTCCACATCAGAGTTCATCTCCATCTTCGCCATCAACGATATCAAACTCTGCACCATCAGGGCTGGCGTACTCTACCAACTCAAGAACCTGCATCGCCTGAAAGTCCAAGCCTTTGTACACAGTACCATTCCAAGTGGACTCCCACTCCTTGTACTGAACCTTAACCTTACTGCCGTTGCCGACACTAACATTCAAAGGTTGTTTATTCTGATCCAACAGCTTTGGTGCTGGTCGAATCATACCGTTGGGGCCGTTTACTTTACGCTTGATAAGAAGTGCTGGGCCTTCTTCCATGTCCTTAACAGTGAAGCCACGCGATCTAAAATCATTTGCAACTTCATCAGTCACCACAAGATTTACAGTATACACCGGAGTGTAAGTTGTGTTTGGAGTGGTGACGGACGCCCAATATGCAACACCTTCAACAAGAGCCATAATTAAATCTCCTAAGATTTATTAAACAAAAAAGTAATATAGTGCGGAATGCACCTGTACACATAATCAGTTGTCAATTGTTCATGCTCTTTGCGAGCTTGAATATTAATCCAACTAATCATATTCTTCATTGCTTGGGGTGAGGGCAAGCCTGTACCCAAGCTCATAACAAACGCCTTACACAAGGCATCTTCAATATTAAATGGTTCTTCCTCCACAGTTCCCCCTAATCATAGTTGCCAGTAAGTACGGTCATCTTTACTAAATCCAACAACAAATTAAATTTTTCCATGTCTATATCTGAAACAACTTTTAAGTCTTCTCCAGTGTCAACAATTAAAATAAATGGATATCGAATCTCTTCATCGTTAGATTGATCTTGAAGTTTTGTAAGACCTTCTAAGACTTTATCATTAAGAGACTTTGATTTATCTTTGTTAAAGTTACCTTGTATAATCTTCAACGATTACCTCCAGATCCTTGAATCACTCCACGGTCTGCACGACTCTGAAGTTTAGAGAGATTATACGCGGCTACTTCAGACAAGTCAACCCCGTGATCTTTCAGTATCATAGCGAGGTTCCACAGGACATCACCCGCTTCTGAGATTACATCCTGACGTTCTACTTTGCGATCATCTCCCCGCAACATCGGCTTGATAAAAAGGTCGGACAGCTCAGCCGCCTCCACCATCAAAGATGCGATAGGATAAAACTTATCTTTATAAAGCGCAGTTGATGACGCTTGCTCTTGATATTGATCGAAGTTCATGTTAGACTCCACCGATTATTTGAGAAAGTAAGCCACCAAATAACATGACAGCCGCGATAGTATTGATTATAATGATTGCACGATCCCTCCATATAAATCCAACGACAGCCCACAGCGCAGTGCCAGCGAAGCTCAAAAACATATCGTATATTTGTAACTCCGGTAGCCCTGTACTACGGAAAGAAATGGCGGCAATAAGCCATATACTTGCTACCCACTTTAGATACCAATCTAATGTTCCTTTGGGAGTAGCACTTTTTTGAATACGAGAACTATATTCAATTTCTTCAGGCGTATACTGCCGCCCGTCTATCTTGTTCGTAATATTCTTGGTCATCTACAAAAAGCTCCTTACCTTTGCGAGTAAATAAATATGCTGGATCAACAGAAAAACAAACACGCCCTATGTCAGAGCGGTCTGCATCAAAAGCACACTTTTCAAATAAAGTATATTTGTGCCCGTCCCACGGTTTTGCAGAGGTGTGCATGGCACAAGCAGACTGTAACATCCAACGCTCTGCCGTACACAAATCAATTAAGTGTTTCACAGACTCAATATACTCTGCCGCACGTTGTCCATGCAGTGGATCATGGCCTTCATTTTTTCTACAAGAATCATGGAGATACGCAAAGTACTTAAAGAGTTTTGGATTAAGTTTGAAGTAGTCGGCAAGCTCCAAGCCTGCCGCCATCACATTAGCATAATGTTTGCGACCATGAATATCAGAGTAATAAAATTCGTTGTCTTGTTTAAGACGTTCAATAAGTTTCCTCACTTTGTTTGATCCTCAATTAACCAACTTAAATAGACCTGTGCTTTTTTCAGATCCTCTATCCCGTTTTTGTATTTAAATCTATGAAGATACTTCATAACATTCCCAGCACAATAGTCTCCAAAGCCGGGGCCAAGCTGTTGTTTAATATAATCAATAGCTTCTATCCCACCTTTGTTGTAGTGCTGGGGTTTAGTAACCGGATGATGATTATCTTCAGGATGATAAAGTTTTCCAGTTATAGTTTTGGATCTAGATTTATTCCATTCTTCAGGCGTTGCATCATCAATGCTCATCGTTACCTCACAATTTTTACATCGGATTCAGTTTCAATAACAACACGCGCACCACAAGATAGTATCGGTTTACCGTTGCCGCTATACCTTATCACACTACTGCCAAGTATTTCGACCTCGTGACAGTAAGTATTACTGCGCCCTGATTTAATTGTAATTACAGGCTCGTCCGTACCATGTTTTTTGTTCGCACGAATTTTATGTTGATTGACATGAATATATTTTTTCAAAAGATCTCTCCATATTTAATGTACTTACCAATTAAAATACCAATAGAAAAGAATGTCGTAACAGCTAACATACCTAAGTACTCAGGCGAGTTACGCAAAAGAAAAAAGAATTCTTTTATACGGCTTCTGTCCATCTCATGGGCCTCCCTTTCTCCATCCAATCGTGAAACTTAAAGTCATAATATTTTTTGTATGCTTTGATAGTATCAGGATCTTTGTACTCATCAGGCATACACTGTGGCGGCTCAACAAACCCAGAGCTTTCAATGTTTTGCGGAGCTTTGCTTGTAAAGAACTTTAGCTTGTTCCAGCTTTTGTGGCTGTGTTTGAAGCGACTCTCAAACTCCCTGCTGAGTGCTTCAAAGTGTTCGTACAACCATTCGTAATGCTCAATACTTTCTCTGGCCCAGACAGTGCTAGGATGATTGACATGGGCCGCAAGATAAAACTTATCGTCATACTTATCCAGCACCCAGCGTTTAGCTTTACGGCCTGAAGAAGTTTGTCCGATTACCATTGTGCCATCAACAACACGGTGAGCCGTGGACAAAATCTGTGCAGTCTCAAGCGGCATCTTGACAACGTGTTGGTCACACATATCTTTGGCGGCTTGGCGTGGACAGCTACTTAGATAAAAGATATTCATATCAATCTCCGTGGTCACTCCAATGATAGTCAGCCTCTGCTATGTAATCACGAACAAGATCAAACATATAATCCATGTTGACCCAACTAGTGATATCAACTCCATGCGATTTAACTGAAACAATTTCAACTAAGTTCTCCTCGTCACCATGATGTACAAACTCAATCAAAACATCCGTTGTCATCCAATCAGAATCAAGTTCTGCTTCCATGACTTGATTGCCATACATACTAGCTGTTCCCATGAAACATCTCCTGATATTCAATCATATGTTCAATTATTTTTATGGCTTCTGTTTGCGCTTGCGCTTTGCCTTCAAAGTATCCGACAATATTTGAAGTCTCGCCAAACATTCTCTTATACTTTCTAGCGCCGATTAAAGAGCCAGCCTTAGCACTTCTGATATGTTTTCTCCAGTGGTGCATTAGTTCTATAGTATTCAGCACACTCATTCCCAAACCCTCCGTGCGTAAACAATATATGATTCAATAGTGCCATCTTCTGATAGCTTTTTTGCATCAGATCTTGCCATATCTTCTGTTTTGTACAGGTCAATAGCACTGTCTCCTGCAACAGTGTCGAAGTACTCCAATACCCAAACAATTAATGGTTCGTTGTTCATAACTATCTCCTAAGAATGTGTGTAACCATCCGACTCTATAACTAACCACATACCATTCCACCGTACACAGACGGCACCTTCCCCCATAAATACTTCTTGAACACCACGCCTAAACTTTAGGTAGCTTTCGTTTTCATTCCAGAACATCCACTTTCTTTTTAGTGATTCTTGTTGGGGTTTAGTTAGTTGCATGGTCATCTCCTATCCAAAGAACTCATCAAGCCAAGTGATTTCATACCGTCTAGTTTTTATGAGCTTGTCACCAACACCAATATAAATTGGCAGTGAGCGATCCATATCTTTTTTACTCTTAGCTACTACATATTCCATCCCATCGGTAGCCTTGAAAGTTTTTAGTGTTTTGGCATGACTCCATATAACCATACCGTTACTGTTGCGTTGGTTGCGAGATGCTATGTAATACATATTACTTCCTCCAAATAAAAAGCGCCCCGAAGGGCGCGTCAGTTTAGTAATATCCTTCACGAACTTTGTTTAGGATATTAAAGATCTCTGATTCAGTGAAGTGCAGATTTCTTAGCGATTCAGCCAGACCACTGTAATCAGGATTAGGC